GTAGTATTAAGACCTAATGCGGTACTATATCCCCATGACCATAATGTACCATCAGTTTTTATTGCTGTAGTATGTTCAGATCCACCAGATATCGATGACCAATTTACTAATGTTCCAACTTTTACTGGATAATATCTAGAAGTAGTATCACTTAATCCCAATTGTCCCATACTATTAGATCCCCATACCCATAATGTGCCATCATTTTTAATACCAAGAGAATGATTTGAGCCATTATCAATTGAAGACCAATCTGCTAATGTTCCTAATTTAATTGGAGATGATCTATGAGTACTATCACTTAATCCTAATTGTCCACTTGCAGCATTACCCCATATCCATAATGTACCATCTGTTTGTATTGCTGTAGTATGATCATCTCCGCATGAAATTTTAGACCAAGTTGTCAGTGATCCAACTTGAGTTGGTGATGAACGATGTATTTTATCATTCTGTCCTAATTGTCCATACGTATTTTTACCCCATGACCATAATGTACCATCAGTTTTTATTGCCATAGAATGTGCTGTCCCATTTGCAATAATAGACCAAGTTGTTAGTGATCCAACTTGCATTGGAGATGAAAATCTAACTCTACTATTGAGTCCTAGTTGTCCATTACTATTATCACCCCAAGACCATAGAGTACCATTTGTTTTTATTGATGTTGTGTATAATTGCCCATTTGCAATAGTAGACCAATTTGTCAAAGATCCAACTTGTATTGGAGATGAATAGTATATTTGATCATTTTGTCCTAATTGTCCATATAAATTATATCCAAGTGACCATAATGTACCATCTGATCTTGTTAACATACTATGATATCCTGTTTGAACTTTTACAGGAGTAAAATTAATCTTTTTAGGAAGATATGTAATTGGTTCACTTCCAGTAAGTTGTCCATAACTATTAGATCCAAATGAATAAACAAAGGTAGATGATATTGAATTAGTAGTATTCATATTAAACTTACTATTAGCAGTAATAATAGCAACTCTAACTCTATTAACATCACCATATAATGAATATAAACTTGATAAGATAAAATCTGTATATTTTACTGGTAATCCATCAGATGTTAATTCAAAATTAGACAGAATATCACTAAATCCTCCTTTAACCATAGATGGATTACCAACAATAAAGAAACTAGATTCTAATGATGGTGAATTAGTAGAGACTTTAACAATTATAGTATCTTGAGAAAATTCACAAGGAAAATTAGTACCTTCTTGTATTGTTACACTAATCGACCAAGCTTTATTACCAGTAATCTGATAATTAATATCGGCTTCATAAGTATATTGACCAAATCCTGATAATGATGTCGTAATAGTCGGAGATTTTACTTGTTCCCATTTTTCAATCGTAGTAATACCTGATAATGTATAAACATTACCAAGAACACTAACAGAACATCCAGATGGTATAATATCCCATTCTACCATCGCTCCAGGTAATAGTGAAAGATCTATAATGAATTTTAAATCTAATGTTTCACCCTGAATAATATCAACGATATCAATTCCTAATGGTATAGTATGATTGACACCTTCATTAATTATTATCAGCTGATCAGCAGCTGACATGCTATCAAATACTACACCAGCGTCCCTAGCGTCTAGGTATGATAAAGTAAATGATGTGTTATGATTATTTAAATCTGTTAAACTAAACATCGTAAATCTCCGTAGCTGTTATACCAGCACCATATCTGGTATTTGTCATATAATCATACAAAACATCTCCAGGTTGTTTTAATGAATTTTCTATATTGAATCTAAAAGTCGGTAGACTAGTAATCTTAGCAGTAGAACTATATTTTATTTTTATTATCACAAATGCCAATTCACTCATAGTATGTGATGTTGTCCAATTTGGCATTATGGTATAGGCTGCTGTTGTATTAAATTGAGAATATCCAGCTAATCCTGTAGGACTATTACTTCCATTGTTAAACAAATATACTTCGACTAAATTTGCAATATCAGTAGTCTCAACACCATCAGCATCTATTAATTTAGCAGATTTTATACCATCTGGTCCTAATATTAATTCTTGTTCATTCCAATAAATGTTCTTAAATGTTATGACACTATCTTGTTGTGTGGACATTAGTTTACCAGTTTTCTCACATAATGTCAAGCAATATATCATTGTTTGATTATCGGCTGATAATACTGCATCAGTTACTGTTCCTCCTACGAATGCACTACCATAAACTACTGGTATACTATTATCGGTACTGGCATCAATGGTTTCACGAGAATATACATTATCTGCATTATTAGTAGTACTTTTACCTTTATTTTTGTCTTTACTAGCATCATTGTCTTTGTTAATAGAGTCTGTGACTTCCTTTAACATGAATGCTAATGCTGCTGCTCTCGCCATTCCAGCTGATGTTGAATTACCAGTTGCCCAATCCCATACACCAGATCCTACGTCTACTATATCATCTAAGAATGACATTCATAATCTCCTATTTTACCTTCATACCAAAATTGTATGATGCATTTTCCAAATTTGGAACTCTATTCATACTAACATCATTTGGGAAATATTTATTTTGTGATGTTGGATTGGTTTTTCTTCCACCATACTTATTTGCTATAATATCAATACTAGAAGTACATGTTATCGCAATAGTATTAGATGCTGTCTTACTTTCAATATCATACTCTTCTTGTAATGAATAATTATTGACAAATCCTATAAATCGTGATGTAGTATTTTGTATTGGTCCTGTAGGATTTACCCTAACATCTAATGGATTCATTGTAGTACTATCATAATATGCTCGAACTATCTCTACATATGATCCCTTTAATCTTGAGTTGATAATCTCATATAATGATGTATTAGGAATACCTGATAATGTTATTGTTAAATCAGATGATGTCGATTTTAGTTCACTTGCTGATGATGTTATTCCCATTAATGATCCCATACCAAGATAGGTAGAACCACTATAAACATATTGTCTAGCACCACCATCACTAAAACATAAATCCTTTGCAATTGGACTATCACCAGGATTTTGTTTATAATAATCTAATTTAATCTTGACTAATATTACTGAATGAATACTATCAGTATCATGTATAGTACTCATTATACTGGAACCTCAACAAACGTAAATTCACCATCCCATGATACTTGATCTCTAGCAAATAGATTCCATTTTGGGAAATTGGTACATCTAACAGTCCAACTACATGCTTCGCCAACCTTTAGAGCACCACTAGCTGTAGCTTCTATTACTGGTCGATGTAATGTTACTGATGATGAATTATAGGGACAATCTACAGCAACAGTATAAACATTATTATTTCCTAATTGTATGAAATCACCGGCACGAAACTTATAACCAGATGGTGTACTACCACCACCTGTTATTGTTATCACATTACTATTTTGTGTCCATGTTCCAACAAATGATGTCGATGATGAACTATTACCTTGATATTTTACTAACCAATCATATCCACTATGATTTAATGATATTGGTGCACTAGTGACTTTATCTAAAGCTTCAGCTTTTGAAATATAATTTCTAATAGTTGTCCATGGTAAACCATCAGCTACTTTTATAGTAAATCTAGTAATTTGTGATCCTCTGGATACACTTCGTACTACACCATCTCTGGCAGTAGTACTAGCGATTACTTTCATTCTATCTATTGATAATGACTCTGCATTATCTACTATCCATTGAAATGACATCTATTATCTCCTAATTGCTGTGCCTTTAGCACCTTGCATTGTAACACCATATATAAATGATGGATCTTTTGCTATCATCTGTTTAAATGACATTGAATCAATTGCATTAATATTATAGGTAACATTCGTAGATCCTCCAACTTGACTCATCGGAGTAATATTAGCTGGACCATTGACAATTTCTGGACCTGCTTCTCCGACAATACCCCATGACCCTGATGGTATAGTTCCACCATTGGCGAACATTCCTGCAAATCCTGAATTTTTCTTCCATTGATCAAATGATAGACCCATACTTGGTATGGATGAACCACCAGAAGATAATGGAAGTTCTTTTGGAACATACTCATAATATGAGTTAGCTAATCTTTTAGATTCAGCATCATCTCTCTTCTTAGAATTGGCCCTAATTAATTCTGTAAATCCTAGGTTAAATGCATTTACCATAGTATGTGCGGTTGTTTGATCCATACCAGATAATGTTTCTTTTGACAACCCAGCAGATGCATACATATTTTCGATTGGTTTGAACCATTCACTTACTGATGAACCAAATCCTCCAAATAATCCAGAGACACCATCCATAATACTAGTGCCAATTCCCATAATACTAGAACCAATACTAGAGATACCATCCATGATACCTCCACCGCCAATCCCAGAAAATATATCAGATATTCCACCGCCAATTCCAGATATTGCATCTATTACACCACCACCAATATCTTTAATACCACCCCAAATATCAGATAATATTCCACCAGATTCTCCATCTTTACCTTTAGAATCTCCTCCGAATAATCCTTTAATACCACTCCAAATACTATCTAATATTCCACCAGATTCTCCGTCTTTACCTTTTCCTCCACCGAATAATCCTAAAATACTATCTAATATTCCACCTCCAGATGATCCTTTCATACTGCCTGACATATCACCTAACATTCCAGCAAATACTGCTTGGATTTGTGCTCTTAATAATTCTTCTAACATGGTAGCTAAGAAATTTTTCCATTCGAATTTACCAGTTTTTACGAAATTTACTAAAAGATCTTCTAATCCTGAGAACATAGTATTGAAAATATTCTTAGCATGATTAGCAGCATTTCCTGCTTGTGAAACATAATCATTCATGGCCTGTTTCCAGCCAGTAGAGAATGTTCTAGATTGTTTGTATAATTCTTTTTGAGCTTTAATTAACTTATCAGATCCTCTTGATGCTGCTTCATAATATGCTTTAGCTTCTTCAGGTGATAATGCAGCATTACGTCTAGCTTCTTCTGCTCTGATTGCTTGATCAGCATGTTCTTTAGCAGCTGCTGCGACATCATACTCTTGTTGTGCAAGTTCTGGTAATGTTAATTTTGCCAGATCATCATATACTTTTTGAACTTGGCTATTAGTATCAGTAATACTTTCTAGTGCAAATTTCTGTAAATTATATGCATTATTGGTATCTTCTACTGCTGCTGCTTTTTCTTTTTCTATCGCTACTTGTTTTCTTACTTCTGCAGTAATACTTTCGACAACACTCAATGGAACATCTGATGGAGTTACTCCACGTGATTTTGCTTCAGCTTCTACTTGTGCAGTAATAGCATCAGTTGCAGCTTTTTCAATATCTTTATATTTTTGTTCTATTAATGGCAAAAATACTTTAGCTTGTTCATTTTCAAGATCACGAATACGCTGAGTCCCTGCGATTCTTTGCTCAGTAGCAAATTGTTGCATTCTTTCAACTTGTACTCTAGCAACTTGAGCATTAGCTAAATCTTCTACTTGTGATTTCTGTTTTTCATATGCTGCATTAATATCATTAATACCTTTGGCATATTCTTTTTGCAATTCTGGTTTACCAACTGCTTCATTACTTTTGCCGATTAGTTCTGAAACTTTTTCTAATCGTGCCTTATCAAGATTTAACAATTCTTGTTGGACTATCTTATAATCTTCTCCAACACCAATCATGTCAATTTGTGCTTGAATATTTTGTTGCTGTTGGTTAAATTGATCGTTGAATGAACTTGTTAGTTGTGCTACATTAGCAGCAGTATCTTTAATTAATTTTGTCTTTTCTAATAATGTACCATTGGCTTGTTTTTCGGCAGCATCTTTATTTTTAGCAGCTTCTTGTTCTTTCTCTAACATTACCAATGATTCTTCAGCAGCTTTCTTCATACGTTCGCTACGTCTTGTCTTGGCTGCTTCAGATTCATAATCAATGCCCATTAATTTCGATAATGCAGCAATTTGATTTTCAATCGATTCTACTACTGCTGAATTAATGATAGTTGAATATAATGTAGAGAACCATCCGGCTAAATCTTTTCCAGTAACAGATTCAACAACAGCATCAAATATTTGATATGCTATTACTAGTTGAGCAATTCCTGGTATCATTTTAACAATATTGTTTAATACTGCTGATATTACTATACCAAATCTACCAAACGTAGTTAATGTTACACCAGCTGCTTTCTCAATTGCAGCAATTCCTGGACCAATTGCACCTAAACTTCGTAAAGATGTTCCTATTGTCGCAAATGCTCCACCTTGTGCTATTAATGCTTTAGTAAGATTTCCACTTGATACCCAGATAGAACCAAATATATCATTTACAAATTGTAATCCTTTAAATACAGCAAATGTACCTCCTAGCCATACAAATGTACTACCAAGATCTTTGGCTAAATTTCCTGCAGCTTTAAATGCATTACCAATATATTCCATATTATCAGCAATGGTTTTAATACCACTTGATAGACTATCCCATGGTATTGCTTGAACCAATTCATCTTGAAATTTTGAATACGTATTATTGAACTCTAATTGAGCTTTTCGAGCAGATTCTAATGCTGGTGCTACTTTTTTAGCAGATTGAATATATTGTTCTAATTGTTGCGATACTTGACTAATATCAGTATTTTTTAAATCTTCTCCAAATATTCTATTTTGAATATCTGCTGCCAATGTCGCATCTTTAACTCCTGCTAATGCTTTAACAACACTAGCCATCATTTGCTCTGGACTAGAAGTAGCAATTTCTGTTAAACTAATACCTAATTGATTGAAAGCATCTAATGCATCACCACCTTGAGTCTTGGCTTCGCCTAATTTTTGGGATAATGATATTAATGAATCTCTGGCATTATCAGCATCACCACCTGCTGCCGCTACAGCTCGTTGAAAACCAACAGCAGCTTCTGTTGACATATTCAATGCTTTAGCAGTAGATACGATCTCTGTTGCTAGTTTAGCAGAATCTGCAATTAATGCACCAAATCCTATTCCGGCAATTACTCCTTGCAATTTACCAAATGCTGATGATATACTATTACCAACTGATGTGCCAGTACTACCAACATCTTTTAATTTTTTGGAAGCACTATCACCAAATTGTTTTACCTTTTTATCGGCATTGTTTAATCCTTTATTGAAACCACTATCATCTAATGTTAATGATACACTAATATCTGCCATTATACTTTCCTTATATATTTGTCAACTAATGATTCCATCTCTTTGATGGTAGGCTCGATCATTCCAGTAGGTGCTTGACGACTTCCTCTAGCTCCCTTAGATGTTGAATGACGACCTTTATCTAAAACATATGCATAATCATAATCAGCATATATTGTTCCATTTCTTAATTTGGTATTGTTTTTGGCATGTCCGGTATCAATAGGAGTAATATCAATAAATTCTTTATGAGCTTTTGGCATAATATCATTTTTAATATTCTTTAAATATTTTATTTTATTATCAAAACCACCTTTATTCATTATTGACATTACTTTTTTCCTTATGTTTTTCTATTATCTCATTTAACTTTTGTTGAGATAATTTTGGAACTGGTTTAACATATGTTCCTTTGGCTTTTTGTTGAGCTATTACATCATATCTTATCCCAATATCTAATACGAATAAATCGAATGTATTGGCATCTTTGAAGGCTATTGATGGTAGGATAGAATATCGTTGGGACATTCTATCCAATGTGATTAACATCTTTATATTGTCATCATCCCAGTCAACATCTTCTCCTATTACTTTCCCAATCTTTCAACCAATTTAGTAATACATTTTACTAAAATATGAGTAGGGATCATATGTTCACCTTTAATAATAGGTTCACCTTTATCTGTTAAGATCATCGGACGTAATGCTTTAATCATACCAGCAGGATCATCTTGTTTTGCTGCTGCTAATTTTAAGAATACATCTAATGGTTGAATATCATAGGTATAGAATTCTAATGGTTCATTATATTCTTTAATGGTATCTTCATCATCAAGGCTGATCATGATTAAGGTAGGTGTTTTTGATAGTTCTGATAAGTTCATCTTTTAATCTCCGTAAATTATTTGTTGGATTGTCTTTCCAATATTGTATTTATTAATACTAATATGAAATTTAATCTATTATTCGCTTTATTGATATCTTGTTGAGCACATCTTAATTCATTATTTGATTTTGCAGCTTCTGCTAATAATGATTTAACTAATTCTTCATCTGATTTTTTATCTAATATTTCCATCTTTTAATCTCCAAAAAAATGGGGCCATATAGACCCCATTATATTTAATATTACTGTTATTGTTATGCTACTACGAAATCCCCTGATACGGCAATTGTGACTGGTGTCACCCAAACAGGACTATCGGCAGATACTGCTGGTGTTAGACCAGTAATATAACCAATACCTGAAAGAGTTTTAGTACCAATGTTTACTGAAAACTCTACTTGAGATTTTGCTTTAGATAAGCCATATAGACCTAATTTTGCAGCTGAACCAGTAGTAGCAGTAGCATCGCCAAAGAATGTATCATATTCTACGACAAGATTGGTAGAGATACTATTCGTAGCAGTAGTTGCTACCTGTAGTTTTGATGCTTCGTTTAATTGTGTCCAAGTATAAGTATCATTGGCATTACTAATACTAACATCTTGCAATGTTGGTAATGATAATGTGCCAGTAACACCAGCGATATCCAAATCTAAGATTGGATTAGTTGTGCCTGCGGCTGATAAAATGTATTCTGTTGCCATGTTAATTTCCTTTTATTTGTGTAAATGTATACTCGACTGTTGTGATCATTAGGTCATTATCATAAGATATAGTTGACGTACACTCTTTCTTATAATATTCTATAAATTGATCTTTCAATAATCGTAAATCGACTATCATATCCAGATAGTCTTTTAATGGTTTTTTAGCGTCTTGCGAAAAATATAAACTGATCCTAGTTTGTTCTGCTATAAGATCATCACCATTTAATACTGGTATCAATGTTACCATATCAATACGTGGATTATCCACATATATTACTTTGGAATTTTTGAGGTATAATGGTGTGCCAGAATTCGAAAAAGGTAATTCTTGAGTTACTGTGAGACTAACATTTCTCAATGCTTTGATAAGATTGATCAATTGTTCTCTCATCTTACTCTCCACCTTTTCGTACTTCCTGGCTTAATCTCACTAGTAGTAATTTGTCCATCATTATCAAAATCATACCAATCACCAGAGTTCAATATTTCTTCTAACAATGTATTAGATCGTTGGAAATAATATTGCATTTTACTTTTTTCTGCATTGTCTTGAGAACCAAAGTCTGCTATAATAGGCAGAACATATTCGGATAGTGCAAGATATACACAAAGATCAGTAAAATCATTCTGATTATTAATAATATAATCAGGATTAACTTCTGCATTATTGGTAGTGACTGATTTCCACCAATCACTACCTTTTATTTTCGATAATATTCTCTCAGTACTTCTGATTAAGAATGGATAAACCCTAGATTCAGACAATCCTTCGTTAGTATCGAATAGTCTTTGATCATGATCAATAATATCTTGATATTCTGCAAAGCTTTCGACACTATTTTGACTATTGTAAACGAAGGACATCTATAATCTCCGATTAAGCTGGGTTTTTCAAAGAACTATCAAAGTTTAGTTTGATACCATAACCATCGTATAATTCACCAGTACCATATACAGCTGAAGCAACAAGTTCAGTAGCACGTAAAGATGCATCACGTTGACTTTCAATTGAAATGTCTTGCATTAGTGCTAGACCTAGAGCATCTTTATGGAACAATGCACCAACACTGTCGCCATCAGTTTCAGAAACATTAGCAGATTCGAATACTGGAACACCAGCTAATAGACCAACATAACCAGATTGCATTGCTTCATTTTGTAGTAAGCCAGCATTAGGATTTGCATAAGTGTTGGTTAATGCTGCTTTTAGATCATATGCGATTAATGGATTAACAACGCAGTATAGATCAGTTGCAGGAACACCTAGATTACGCAATTTAGCTACAGCTTTAAAGATATCAGCAGCAGATAATGCAGCAGTACCGTCGCCTTGAGCTACAGAGAATCCAGAGAATAATGCAGTTAAATCTTGGTCAATTTTACGAGCGATAGCATCCCCGAATAATCTACCAACATCAGCAATAACATTAGAAGCAGATGAACGAACTGCTAAGTCAGTAACAGTAGTCATGATACCTACTTCGCCAACAGTCAAAACTGCACCGCCAGTAGATACTGCAGTATTTGCAAGATCAGTACCTTCGTTTACACTTGAAGCTGTCAAGATTGGGTAAGTTGGTACAGTAATAGTTTTACCACTATTCATAGGAATAGCGAAGTTACGAACTAAACCACGCATAATAGAACGTTCAGATGCTACGAATAACGCTTCTGCTACGATGCTTGGTAATAGATCATTTAAGGTTGTAGTTGTGCTTTCATTTGCCATTTTATTTCTCCATGTTTAAATTTTAGGCTATACCATGATCTTTACGATATTGTTTGTAAATCTCACGATCTTTAGGATTTTTCATATCCAATTTCGTAATATCAAGTTGCGGTCCAGACTTTGGTGCAACATTGCTTTTCGAATGTGTTGTTGCTGGTGTCGGAGAAACAAAATGTGTATTCTTATTCAGGAAATCTTTAACCAGATCATCTACCGAATATTTCATACCTTTGTCAGTATATTTTACTGATCCTTTCTCATCTATGACCTCAACTTCACCTTCATCATTTAATTTAATATTATTGATCAACAATGCTTTAACTTGTTCGGCATTAATAGCACGATTCTTTGCTGCTGATTCTAATAATGGTGTCGTTATCTTATACTCTCGAATAATATTATCTCTCTTAGCAATCTCCTGATCTTTCTTCGATGCTAGTTCCTGTAATACTGTTTCAAATTGTCCAGACTTTACTAAATCTTCTTGTTTACGATTTTCGTATTCTGTTTTAATTTTTAACAATTCATCAATATCACCAAGATCTGATAATCTTTTTTCATATTTTCTGGCTACTGCTGTTTTAGTCTTAGCCATCATATCGTCTAGTTCTTTTTGAGTATATGTTTTAGCCTGAGTTTGAGAAGTCTCAGTAACTTCTAATTCTTCAACCGATGTATCTTCTTGTGTCATCGTCCACGCCTCCTAAAATTGAGTTATATCGTATTTATATATTTCTTATAATTATCATTGATTATTCA